TGACTATTATTTTAATAACTCGAATTTATATGTGTCCAAATAGTCACCGGACTCATACAACTCTATTAAATACCTAACTGGTAATATTTTACAGGGAATATTTACTGATCCACAGTAACTCTCTAATTTCGCTAAACATGTAGCGAAAATATCGTAATGAAGGAAGATTTCGCGCTGAAAGGCGTTAATCTTATCTTGCATCACTAACTCTAAATCTTCCTTACTCTTATCTATCCAAGACAGCGAACTAAAAATAGTTCTTAAATCAAGCGGGCAAGATATTTTCCCAAGTATCGGATGAAACTCGAAAGACCTTTTCAAAAAGGTGATATCCGATAACGGTTGGAAGGGGAGATTAATTTTATGTTTCGTTGAATCGGTCATCTCCATACCGATGCTCTCAAAAAATGCTGTCATTGTTATGGCGTTTAAAGAAGATGATAATAACTTATTCTTGCAACAATTAACCCTATCATCTCCGTACACGTAGTCAACTACATCTGCATGGAACTCTAGTTTATTCGGCTTCTTACCGATTTTCTTTAACTCTATGTAATACCACATAAGAGTATAAACTCTATTAATCAGACTATTAAACACCGCTGTGAGCCAGCTCCCCGAGGGAAGGGAGTGGGTAAGAATCCAAGAATCATCGTTTAACACAACCAAGGAATGAATTAAGTTATACAATATTTTCTCAGCTTCTTCTCGATAAGCGCCTTTGTATCTCTTCAACATAGCTCTAACTACGACGTGTTGCACTTGACACAACATGCTCTTATCATATTTCTTAATGTCGCCAGCAAACGTATGAGAGGTGTCCAGTGAGGCATATAATTTTTCCCAATCCTTTGCGGGATTGATACCAATCATAATCTCATTGAACCACCTCTCTTTATACAGGTGCTTAACCAAATTGCCAAAACAGGTTTTGGTTAACACTTGCACTGTCACAGGACTAACTCTAAAACTGCGAGGTTCCACCTTCTCAACATTTCTTAACTCGTCTTTGAGAGTTTCGAACCACGCAATATCCCTCGGTTCTATATCACCTTTTTTAACTCTACTTAAAAACTCACCGTACAAAACTCTAAACTCGTCTTTAAAACAACCCTTTTCGTAGTCAAAACACTCGTCTTTCGTCTTTAGGGGAAAGAAACCATTGGAGGACTTTTTGTTCATCCTCGCCAGAGTCTCATCACCTTTAACTACTTGCTCCTCACTCAAATCTGTGTAATCTACAAAATACATATCTAACGCATCTTCAGCAAAAGCCAATGCCTCTGGGTCTGCAAAGGTTATTGGGGTGCGAGCAGCTTTCCCTATATCCTTAACAGTGTGAGGACCATAAACTCGTAAATTGGCGGGCTGCCTGGTGGTCTCAAATAAATTAAATAAAGGCGAGGGGACAAAATTCGAATTGGGGGGGGTGGAAGCTGCCAAATCAGTCTCTATTTTAATGCCACTGCAATTGTCAAAAACCCTATCGCTAACTACACTAGTCAGTTTCAACCCGCTATCCAACTCATCTAGAACACCTAAAATGTCGGAGAGACATTTTTTACTCCAAACTACTGAAACTCCTAAACCCTTCTTATCATGACCTGCTATATGCATCCCTTTGATGTGACCCGTTTCTCCAATTAAGGGTACACCACACATCCCCGGGAAATGCAACTCGCTATATATAACAGGGTCTTTCAAAGTATTATGTAACTTCTCCGACATTGGGTAAACAACTAACTCTCCTGGTTCTTTCACTAAAATACCATCTAATTTTATTACCTTCCCAGGAAAAACCAACCCTATCGCTCTATCTACATTGTGGGCAAAACAATGTGCTAACTTCGGAAACGGGGTTGGGAAACCTTTATTCAAACGCAAAATTGCTACATCATTCTCTTTACTCGAATACACTATTTCAACAATTGCATGATCGACAATCAAGTGATTATGCTTCCTGCTTTTAAAAACAGAAATCTGGAAATCCCTACCCAAAATGGCATGGTAGGGCACAACTAAAGAACGCTCTGATAACAGGGTGTGGAAATCTACAGACTTTTGGACTCCATTCTCTTTATAATAAACTGTTGCCTCAAATACACTTCTCGATACCTTATTAACCAAGGTATGAACTCTACTTATATCTAAGGTTTCGAATTTATCAACTAACTCAGTTCGCGCACCGGCGTCCACCATACTAACTAAAGAACCTTCACTTCTAAAATTTCGAACTTTGTATAATAAACTAATAACTGCTGTTGTAAGGGCTAGGGCAGCGGCTGCTTCCCAAGGTCTCTCCCAAATCAAGGAAATTAAACTCGATAACAAATCCTTTACTACTTCCAAACAATAGTCTAGGTATGAAGTGAACATCTCACCCCAACTCAACTCTTCATCATCTAGGGATCCCGAGATGTCGGAAAAATCTATAACTCGTACTTCGGCATCGAAGAAATTATCTACGAAGGGGTTGTTGTTGCGCAACTCTTTAACTAACTCAGCGCTCAGCGTGTTTCGCGCCTTTTGGCCCTGTCGCATCTTCTTAAAACCCATTATAATAGTGGTTGCCCAAAGTAAAAAAGCTTTTTCATCTTCAACTCGACAGCAATGACTGATTACAACTTCTTCCTCGGCACAAAATTGTAAAAACTCTTGTGGAAATCCTTGCACAAAGGTGTGCCTAGCGATATCAAAATGTGTGAAAACAACAACTCCTCTCATAACATCTCCTTCGCTGGTAACATCCTTCATATCAAACACCAAACCACGCCTCCACAGGGCCTCCGGCGTCTCTATGCAATCTTTGGAAGTAAAACCTCCTAGATTCATAAAGTTGTTAGTTGTCAGTAAAATCGTCTCACTATTGAAATATTTAGTGTCTTTTAGGGATGCCTCTGCGCAATCAAGAGGTAATTTAACTGCTGAAACCCAATTTATTAAATTGCGCCACTGAGACTTCCCCATCTGACCGACATCATCCATATAAAAAATTTCTTCGTTATCGTATGAGTCGTACCAGTCTTTACCATCCTCCGAACTCTTAACAGTGTGGGCATAATGAGTTAAACCCAAAACTGAAATAATCTTGTTGATGGTAAAAGACTTTCTACAACCGGGGGGGCCTTCAAAGACAAAACAACTTGGCTCAACTCGGGCTGCCTGCTCATACGATATAACTCCTTTGTGCAATCTGGTAAAGTCAGAATACACGTCATTTAACTGCTTGTTTTTGGAAAAAAAACGTCTAACATCAATAGCATTCGTCTGATCAAATAAGGTTTTAACTTCTGTACGAAACGTACTAGACAAGATTGCCTTCTTGTCTCTCTTATGGGAACTCAAAAGCTGTTTGGCTTTTTGGAGGCAAATAAACTCAGAAATACCAAAGGAACTCAATATGGTAGAAAGGAAAGGCTTTAACTTATCAGGGACATAATCCATTATTCTACTAACTAAAGAACTTAACAAACTCAAAAAATCTAACAACATCGCGGAGTCGTCCAAGATCTTTTTACTCGTAATCAAACTCATTTGTTTCAAGACGTTAACTAAACAACTCGGTAGAACGGCGGAAACTCCGGCTGCCAATATAGTGTCCAGCGATTCTTTCTGAAAACCGCCTTCTTCAACTAGCGACACTAAATCAAGCACTACAGAAGTCATAGATATAAAATCAAAAGAATCGGCTCGCAAGAAAGTGTAGGTCGAAGTTAATAGACGTAGCAACTTTAAGCCGTATTGCTTCAAAACTCGGGTAGTAGTAGTGGTAACCGTACCACACATACTTTTCACCTTATCTACACTTTCATTTATACTCGTACGACATTCACCTATTCTAACTATAACATCAAAAATAGCTCCTAATCCTGAAAAAAATGAGGAAAACTTCTGCTTTAGCGCGTCTATGGACTCTAATATTTCAGGATTGAACTCGCTCTCCGGGGCATACTTACCATTGAAATACTGATTAAGAACTAATTGAGCTTCGCGCCGCTTCCCGGTGTATTTAACTAAATTATTTTGGAACTCTATCACCGGTGCTTCTCTACGCAGAAAATCATTTCTATGTAAGGTGCGCAAAACTAACTTATAATGATCAAAAAAATAATAATTCGATTGAACAGCATTTAACAAAAGCAGATCGCGGCCACTCTCTTTACCTTCAGGTTCCCAACCCTCAAGAACAAACTCGACTCCTAACCGAGGGCACACACGGTACACAAGAAAACGATAAAGAATAAGAGCGTGTCGATGGCGCCCATTCTCATAAAAGTAACTGCCGTTTTCTGCCGTCTGGAGAACAATTGGAGGAAATTTTTCCGCAGAAAGCAAAGAATTAAATCGAAAACTACTAAGATCAAAAAGATTATCGTCAACTAATAAGAACTCATCATCCCAATAACGATCAATATGATCGATGTTTGAATTCCTAGCGACTAAGTCTTTAATTAAACTATTAACAAATCTAAACACTGATACATCAAGTTTTACACTAAAAAGCAAATTTGAATTTTTATTTATGTTTTTTGCCAACTCCATAATAACACATTGACCTATAACAATCCTCTTAAAGTCCGCTAGCAAGTTTTATCCACACAGGCCTAAAAAAGCGACGTTTGCACGCAGTAGTGACTCTGTTACCTAACGTATCAGGTAAGAGCTATATAAACTCTTACCATCTTCGTTAGTTCAGGGAATCACAGTGCATGTGCCACTAAGTTAGCCGATGGTGCGAACAACTTGACATTGGTTGGATTGAATTACATAGGGGCGAGGCGTATTTTTTCAGAAAAATTACCTCAGACTAACACCTCTAAAAAGCTATAGTCCAAAAACTGAAAACCACATAAGTCAACTCAAAGAGTGAATACCAGCTTAAAAACAGGTCTGCCTGGCAAGCCTAACTGCATAACAGGTACCACCATCCTCGTTACCCTTATATGATTTACACCAACCACAAAAAAACTCGCTGCAATCAAAGGTATGTTCCAAAAGCATCAACCAGCCTTCCAGTGCTGCACTATCGAAGTGCACTAGCTAAAAACGCACAGTCTCTTTCGAGCGCTGATCTACTGCCTTAGCTCAAGCAATAGAAACAATTAACTTGAGCATAGAATAAAACTAACTACAATACTGGAGCAAAAGGAACAGATTAAAGATTAAAAATAAAAATAAAAACTCTAGTAGTAGAGGCACTAGTAACTGCTACCACTCACTAGAGGGAAAAATTTCC